CTCCAGCTGCTGTTGGACTCCCGCCCGGATAACCAACAAACCCTTTATCGTTATAAATGAAAAACTCACTAATAGTACGTTCTACTTGGACTTGTGTTCCAGGTATACGTTCTTTTTTATTTTCTCTTACTTTTTTAATTTTTCGAGGATCGATATATCTTAATTCTTTGATACCTTCTTCCACCGCGTCCGGATCAATGATCACATGATAGAACATTCTACCATCGATATACCAATGACGAGCAACCTCATAACCCTTTTCATTAAATTCTAAAAGGTCTAAGACATACTCGAATTCTTTTTGAATGATTTTTTTAGTTCCAGCAGACATACCTTTAACTAAATCAAGGTTAATATCTACTAGTCTATTGTGCTCATCATAAACAATAAACTCATGAATGATATCGTCGATGGCGTTGTCGCACTCAGGCATCATAGACATTCGACGATATCTAGTTACAAGTTCTGCTTCTGTTCTGGTTGCACCTTCAAGATCAACATAGGTGCCATACATACCTCCAGTAGAAACATTGTGTGCGCCATCGTCAAGTTGCAAGGGTGCAAAGGAAGCAGTCCCCTGCCCCCCTTGCGCTCTTTTAATTTCAAATCCGAATAATGTTGCCATTCGTTAACTTCACCTTTTTAGTTAATAATATAATACTAGAGGTTTGTGCCCGCATCACCTGTCACACCACTAACGGTCCAATAATCGTATTGGAATGTAACGGTGAACTCTTCAATTGTATCTGTAGTGTTCCAATCAAGATCAATAGTGCTGACCTCAGTTGGCCAGAGGCCAGTAAACTTATAGTTACGAAGGGAGTGTCCGGCTTTTGCAAACTGCTGGACATCACCTTGAGACTTGTAAGTCGATGGGCTTGAATTAATCAATCTAGTATTGGATTCATGAAGATTGATTGCACTCATCCACTGTTCCATAGCATTTCTAATTCTAAAATCTTCATCGTTGACAACAGTTACGGTCCACTCAGCAAAAGTTCTGTCACCAGCAATCTTGATTTTTCTACCGAAGTAACCTACTTCGACAGTTCCAAGAGTAGAAGCTGGAATCTGGCCAGCTCTAGCCATGAATCCAAGTTTGGTATCACCAGAATTGTTGATCGGGTTTGTAATGTTGATGTTGAATAGAGCAGGACGGGCGCCGCCAAACTCTAATTGGGATCTAATATCTCTGATAGCAAAAGCCATTTAAGTTCTCCTTCTATATCTATTTAGTTTAGAACTGGCCGACGACTTCAGAGAACTCAACGTTCGTTCTGACAGCAATGAAGTTCAACTGAATGAAGTTAATCGAACGAGCAGGCTTGATGTAAATATCACCAATAAACTCGTTTCTGTCAATTACTTCACCAGTATTATTCGTTTCGTCACAAACGACCTGGAAGTCAAAAATACCTCTTCGACCCTGAACATCCCGAAGGAAAGGCTCGACCATATTTCTGAATTGAGATCTCGTGAATTCATCATTGAATTCAAACAACGTATACTTAGCAGCTGTGCTAATTGCCTTCTCAAGAACAATGAACAATCTGCGAACATTAATTCTATCAAACGCACTTGGCTTAGCAAGCAAAGTCTTATCACCGAATAGAATAGTCCCTTGACCAGGGAATGTAACAACTGGGTTGATGCCCTTCTTGTACAAAATGTCCCGATCGGCCTTGTCTGGATTGTAGGGATTTTTGATAACGTTTTTCAAAATTCCTCTATTAAATCCAGCAGGAGAGAACCATGGGTCTCGAAGATTATCTGTTCTGACAATCAGACCAGCAACATCACCGTTGTATGGAACATACCGGTATACGTCGTTGTATCTATCATACTGATATTTGTATCCACCGTCCATCACACCATACGAGGAAGATGTCAGAGCGTTTCTCATGTCGACTGTGTTAGCAGACTCATCACCAGCGTTGTTGATCACATCAGCCTTTTCAGGAGAGATGATAACAATACAATCTTTTCTTGGTTCAGCAATATTATCAATCAGATAGTTTCCAAGTTGATGACCGTGTGTGCCACCTCTTGCTTTACCTTGCAAGACCAAAGAGATATCAATCTCTTCAGCATTCTTGTACTTATCATAAGCTGTCGTCAACTGACCAATTGCAACATTGCCTTCACCAGAATCGCTCTCGCCAACTAAGACGTGAGTAGTTACGTTTGCAGTACCACCGTCTCGACCAACTGTAAATGATCTCGAGAATGGAACCGTATTAGTTACAGCAGTGTTGACCATATTAACAGCTGTGTTAACATAATCTGCTGTTGAGTTTTGAGTCTCACCAGCTACACGTACTTTCTTACCACCGTTGTATACCCACGCGCTTTGAGCATGGAGTACATCGTAGTAGTAAATTGACTCACCAGACTCATTCTTGGCGTCTGTAGCGCGAGACAGGCTTGGATACGTTTCAAGGATACTTCCTCTTACACCGGAAATTGCTCCATCTTCATCTTGAACGACAATATGAAGCTCATCTGAAGCGTCAGCATTGTTTGCAACATTGTTACAATACAATGAAGTGC